GAAGGAATGGAACGGCAGCGTGTTCATCCGCGTTATGAGCGTGGCGGAGCGCGACGCATATGAGCGGATGTGGATCGGGAAGAAAGAGACGGGAATCGAGAATTTCCGAACTGAGTATCTGCAGCGTGTTCTCTGCGACCAGGCCGGCAAGCTGCTGTTCACGCGTGATCAGATCGAGCAACTCGGCAGGAAGTCGGCGGCAGTCATGAGCCGACTGTTTGAGCGGGCCATGCAGCACAATGCCATGTCGGAGGCTGACGTTGAAGAGCTGGGAAAAGGCTAAATGTCCTGCCGCTGAGACAGTTCATGTTTCGGCTCGCGGGACATCTGAAGATGACGGTGCGGGAACTGTCCCAACGGATGGACTCCCGCGAACTATCGGAGTGGTTGGCGTACACGACCTATTTCGAGGCACTGCCTGACTCGTGGGAAGAGACGGGATTGCTAGCGTCACTGCTTGCGATTCCGTACTCGCCACGGGGGCGATGCCCGAAGGGGCACGATTTCGTTCCGTTGGCGAAGCCGCCGCAGCATGAAGCCCAGGCGGCAGAGGTCGTGAGGGAACTGGCGAAGCAACTCGGGATCTTAGGGCAGTAGCAATGGCGACGATTTACGGTCTAGCGATGAAGATTTCTGCGGACGCGACCGGCGTCCAGAAATCGCTCACGCCCGTAGAGCGGGCGCTGCAAAGCCTCGACCAAGAGACGCAAAAGGTCACAGAAGTATTCGATAAGTTCGCGAAATCAAGTAGCGCCGCTGCCAGCATTCAGGGGCAGTTTCGATCTGAGATGGCAACGCTCACCGATTCGCTCAGGGCCGGCGACATCACGGCGAAGCAGTTCGCCGATGGCTTTGAGGACATCCGCAAGGAAGCGCTGTCATCGGCTGATGCACTGAAGCGTGCGGATCAGGTCATCAGCGATACCCGGACAGACCTTGAAGTTTTCATCGAGACCCAGACCGAGTACCAACAACTTTTGAATGACGGGCTGCTGCCGCTAGAGAACTACACGCGCGCGGTTCAAGAGGCTGCAGAGGGGCTCAAGGGCGCTGATTTGGCCGCGGCCTCCGAGGCTTCTGGGGTCAATCTCGATGCCGTCTCGGCAACCGCTGAGAAGGCCGCCGAAAACACGAGCGATCTCGGCGACTCGTTGAAGATTCTCCCGGGATTCTTGGGCAGCTTCGTGACGAGCTCGACGGATTTCGTCAACAACGCGACCCAAATTGCAGAACGCATGAGCCGCCTGACGGACTTGATGAGTGATTTTGCTCGTGTCGTGCCGCTGGCGACGAGAGCGTTCGGATTCCTCTTCACGACAACCGGAAAAATCGCTGGACTGATTGCTGTTTCCGGTGGAGTTGCGGCCGGTCTATCCAGACTTGAGGGCGAGGCCCAGAAACTCACGAACACAGCGAACAAACTGGGCGTCTCATTCCGTTTTGTTGAAACCCTTCAGCAAGCCGCGCTGGTCACTGGCGTCTCATTTGAGACGGTGAACGCCGCTACAACCAGGCTGCTTCGCTCACTCGCGAATGCTGACGATGAAAGCAACAAGGCCGCAAAGGCGCTGTCCAATCTAGGCATCAATCTTGACGATCTCAAAGAGAACGACACAGAGGGGACAATCAGAGCGATTGCCTCCCGGCTGAACGCGATTGAAGATCCCGCAAAGCGTGCGACCGCTGCCGTGGCGATCTTCGGCAAGTCTGGCACAGAGCTAGTGCCATTCCTCAACGGTCTTCGGGAGGCCGAAGACACGCTCGATAGGTTCAACTCTAGGCTCTCTTCGATTGACGTTGCTCGAGTGCTGTCTTTGGGCGAGTCGTTCAATGCCGTTGGTGCCGCGCTTCGAGGCGTTGGCAACGAAGCATTGACTCCGTTCATTGGCGCCGCGCAGGCGATCGCCGACGGGATCGCTCCCGTCATCACCGAGTTTGGCAGAAGTGTCGGCATAGTGCTCGATGTGCTTTCGCCCTTCACGAGCGCTCTCGGCGGCCTCGTCAATGTGTTCGGGCAACTCGTTGGCATTGGCCTCAAGGGAATCAACCTTTTCCTCGATCCGCTGGCAATGGTTTTCAGAGGCTTGTCATCTGTGGTGGAGGGCGTGAGCAAAAACATCACGTCGTTCTTCAAGTCGATCAGCCCAGTCGCGGAGCGTTCTCAGGAAATCATTCGCCGCACAATCCGCACATCTGAAGAACTCGCAAAAGCATTCACAGAGGCGATTGCGAGTGGTGGAAAGTCTATTGACGATGCAATCAAGAAGGCCGCTCAATTCGGACAGACGGGCTTTCAGGCTGCACTTGAGTTTCAGCGGGCCGTCGCCAGGCTGAATGTCGAGCTCGCTGACATTGGTGCAGTCGAGTACAAGCGACGCCTCGGGGAAGTCACAGTCGAGTTCGAGAAGCAGCTCGATCGCGCAAGAGAGATACGCTCTGAGCTCAATCGAGCATTGAAGGTTGAGCAAGACCGCAAGGACGCCGCCAGCGCAACGGCCGACGAGATCCTGAATCAGATTCAGGCCCAGCGCCAGCAGGCGGCGTTGCCCGCGGCATTGGCAGACTCTCCCGAGCGCCTCACTGCCTTCCAGCGAAAACTTGCTCTCGAGCAGGAAATTTACAAGGTTCAGGAGCAGGCTTCGGCGGCCAGAAGTGCGAATGACCTGAGTGCCGCCAAGGCCGCAGATGATCGGATCGTGAGGCTACGCGAGGCGGCTGAGTTCGAGCAGCAGAGAGTCGATGGGCAAAAAACGTCTCTTGATATCGACGCCGAGCGGCTCAAGAAGGAGACAGAGCGCAGGAATAGGGTCGCTGAAATCCTCGCCCTGCGCAAGAGAGAGGATGACAGGACTCGCGATCTGTTGGGCCTCGAGGCGTCTCTCAACGAACAGCAAGCACGCCTCCGACTTGAGCAGGATCGGGCCGACGCTGAAGTTCAACAGTTAGCGCGAACAAATGCGGCGGCGACTCAAGCAGACTTTTTGAAGATACTGTCAAACCCAAACCTGACACGCGCTTCAGATGCCGTGCGCGAGTTGACGGCGGCTCGCAACGAACTCCTTGAGGCTCAGGTGGCGGCGGACGCCGGCTTCAACGAGGGATTCGCGAAGGCGTTTGCCGAAAGCGACAAACTGATAGCGGATGCGATCGAAAAGACTAAAAACCTTGGAAAAGCCGGCAGGGACGCAGCGCAAGAATTTGCAACTGCGATCAAGCAAGCTCAGGCACGCGTCGATGCTGGAGCCCTGACCGCGCCGACGTTCCAACCTGAACTCGACCGGCTGAAGAAAGGATTTGAGGAACAGCTACCGCGACTTGAGGTTCTAAGGCAGCGCGAGCTGGAGAACATCCGCCTCGTAACTGAAAGCGCAATCTCAGCGAACAAGCGCGTCGATGAGTTCTTGAAGGCGAACCAAGACTCCAGGCTCAAGGCCGAGTTTGCCGCGATCGAAGCCAAAGAGAAGCGAGAGCGTATCGCAGCCGAAAACGTCATCGCGTTGCAGGAGCGCATTGACGTTACAGAGAGGTCGCTAGAAAGCGCCCGCAAGCAACGTGACGGCGAGTCGTTCAAGGCTCGCGATAGAGAACTCGTCCTTCTGAAGCGGGCGTTGAACGAACAAAAGAAAATCGCCGAAGGTCGAGACACGGCAGACGATCGACAGAACCAGCGGCTGCAGTCTGGCTTCACCCAAGCCCAGCAATTCCAGTCGGTGATCGCCCGGCAGAATGAAACATTCCTAAAATCGTTCACAAACACCTACGCTGGGGCGAACGCCGCGCTTGAGGCATCCAACGCAGCCGCCGCGGAGATCATTCGCCAGCAGGAGATGAGCCGGCCGACGAATGCCCTGGCCCAGACCGCCGATGTTCGCACCCAGCAAGGGCAGGAGCTCGTGCTGCAGTTGGCGCAGAACGCGCAAGACCCGGCACTGATTGAGGCCAAGCTGCAGACGAAGCAGTTGCAACTGATTGCACAGGGCATCTCGGCGGCTGCGGCAAACTACTTCAACACGCCCGTCGCCATCGTCGGCGGCGCTTTCGGGTGATCCATGCCAGGCACGATCGTCGCAACCAAAGAGCTAGCCCGTACCTTCGAGAACGAGGTTGGGTCAAACGGCGGCACGGCGCGGCGTCGCTGGGTGTGCATGCTGAGTGATGACACGCTCACTAGCGGCGGCCCGCCGGACATCACCACGATCATGACGGCCACGACCGGCACAGCGTGGGGCACGTACCACCCGGTGCACACGCTGCTCCGGTTTCGCAAGGTGACGGTCAATGAGCGGTTCGAGGATAACCCGTATGCCATCGAGGTTACTGCTGAATACGGGCTCGTCACCAATGACGAGTTGCTGACGCCTACGGCTCGCGCTTCCCGATGGTCGTTTGAGTCAAAGCCTGGGGAAGTGCCTGCCCTTTTCTACTATGACGGATCTTCGCAGATTCCTCTGACGAACTCTGCCTTTGATTTCTTCCCCGGCCTCACCACCGACGAGAGCCTAGTGCAAATCAAGGTTCAGAAAAATTTTGCTGCCGTCCCGAGTTCGTGGTTTGGGCTGCAAAACTCTGTGAATGACGCCGTGTTTCTTGGTTGTCCGATCGACACGGTAAAGGTGGTCGGCGTTGATGCGCAGTATGTCACCGAAGAGTTCAATAACACAATCGTTAACTACTACGCCTCTACGGCGACGCTGGCATATAGGCAGTCATCGCACCGACTGCTGGTGCCAGACGTGGGCTTCAACTTCATTTCCGGTGGTCAAAAAAGACGCGCGATGGTTTTCGATTTCCAGAATGCCGAGTGGGTGCCCAGTCCGAATCCTGTCGGGCTCGACAACAATGGCGGCCAGGCCGCCGGTGCTCCTGCGATCCGATCCATGCCTGCCGGTGAAATCGGGCTCCGCGTAAATCCGCGCGGCAACTTTACAGCCGCATTTGGCGAGCCCCCAGGTCCGCCCGCATGAGCCTCGAGCCTACGCAGTTCACTCGCGAGAGCGCTGAACGGATCGCCAACGTGGTTCGCGCGGCCGAACTGGCAACGCCGGCTGCGAGGCCGCTGTCATTTTCGCCGCTGCAAGACTTTCGATCGAGGGTCGTGAAGGTTGCCACGTTTGCCGGCGGGTGGTCAGTCGGCGAGACCAAGCAAGTCACGCTGAAATTCAACACGAGCGTCACCGCTCTCGCCACGAATCTCTTCTTCCCTCTAGGCACGTCAGCGAGTGCGAGGGACTGCCTCATCGCAAAGGCGGACGGGACGTGGTTTCTAGCGAGCGTGCCGCTGGCGACGGCGACGGCGATATTCGTGACTAGCACCGCGGCAGGCACTTATGTCAAGTCAATCACGACTGCTTCTCGATCTGTTGTCACCGGCGTTACGCCGGCAACTGCCTCACTCACGTTTGTCACATCTGTCGCGGCTTCGCTCAACACGGCGAGCTGCTCGATAAGCGTCACGTCAAACACCTCAACCGCGTCGTATGTTAGCGGCGTGGCTACGTCTAGCACGGCGATCACTGTGCTTCAGTCGTTTGCATCGGACACGCAGACGATGATTACCGGCACAGCGACTTGCACTTACCTAAGGCTAGGGCCATAACCATGTCAGGCTGCGCGTGCTGCTGCAACTGCACATCAC